ATAGCTACGTTAAATCCTCCTGTTGTGTTTGCTGTTAAAGCTGTTGAACCAACAGCAGTGTTATTAATTCCAGTTGTGTTTGCTGTTAAAGAATCAAAACCTACAGCAGTGTTATTGTTTGCTGTGGTGTTTGCATCTAATGATTGGGTTCCAACCGCTACATTCTGCGTTCCAGTAGTGTTACTTAGCAAAGCGTTTGTACCTACAGCAGTGTTATTACTTGCAGAAGTGTTAGCTCTTAAAGCATTTTTGCCAACTGCTACATTAATTCCACCAGTAGTATTTACAAGTAAAGTCTCTATTCCAAGTGCTGTATTGCCATTTCCTGTAGTATTTGCAAGTAAAGAATTATATCCAACAGCAGTATGCGAATTACCAGAGGTATTTGCACTTAAAGCACCATTACCAATCGCAGTATTATTTCCACCAGTAACAGCAGCATCTAAAGCATTTTGTCCAAGAACAGTGTTACCAGCAACAGAGTTTGCACCTTTACCTATATTTACAGAATTTATTGTTCCATCAACAGCAAATGCTGGCCCACCCGCAAGAGTAAATACATTTACATGAGCATTATTTGATGTATTTCTAAGCTGCATAATACTTGTTGAAGTATTAGCAAAAAATTGACTAGCATAGTTTGTAGATGGTGCAGATGATCCAGAATTATTACTTGAAATTGCTAATAATGCGTTATTTATATCAGCCCTGACGTTAGCTCCTGTGGAGTTATCTATAACATAATCGTGTTGAGCCATTTTCTAATCCAATTTTTATCTAAGTATATCCTACTTTAAAATTAACTACCACGCCCAAATCCTACGGCAGTATAACTAAATGTTTTGTCTTGAACAGCATTACCAGCATTAAGAAACTTAATATTAAAACCAGTTCCTGAAATACTTGTAATCTCAAACCTGTCCGTGCCACCAAGATCATTTGCAGTGATACCAATACTTGGTAATTGTGTGCCTGCCCCGACACTTGTGCCAGCCTGCCCTGTGAAGAATGTCTGATCAAATGTAATATCAAGTCCAGATGATGACGTACCTGAAGAGATATTTGATCTCTGTTCTGTTCTTCTTTCCAGTTCTGCTGTATAACCAAGCTGATCTATTTCTATTGATTGTGCAGGGTCATCAGAATCCATTTCGCATCTGAATTTAAACCCACGACCTACATAAGTACCATTTACAAAGGGATTAAATCTTGAAAAGTTTGCTCCATATGTACATGATGTGCCACTTGATATTGTTGCACTTGTGGCAGAGGTGACGGTAAAAGTACTTGAGCTTGGCACTGTCTGTATTTCATAATTACCATCCGTTGCAGATCCAGCAGTAAAATCTATAACAACAAAATCACCAACAGAATATCCATGCGAGGTCTTGGTTATAGTAATCGTGTTGCCACTCTGCTCGTAGGTGGCTGAAACCGAGGTGTCAGGGTCAATGTCAGTTGTTGCAACCAACAATGATGCCCCAACATCAAATGCAGTTGCACCGTCAAAGTCTGTCCAGGTATCAATATTTGCTGATCTTTTATCTATCAGATCATTAGGATAAAAACCCTGCGTAACAAAATGCCTGCGAAGTCTTAATGGTTGCTTACCACCTAAATCCAAAGTATTTGCAAATTCATATGAACCACCAGTAATATCAACAGCACCCAAGAAATCAAAATCTGCAATAGCATCAAAATCTGTCACATCATCTAAAAGTTCAAGTGAGCCAAGAACAAGTCCGTTAACATCATCACTGAAAAAACAATCCACCTTTGCACCGCCAAAGGGTGGTGAATCTGTATCTTCTCTGTCTGTAAAAACTGTTAATTTTGGTAAAGGGTCAGGGCTTGTAACTAAAACTGATGTCTCACCAGAACTTAGCCTGCCACCATCATCTCTGAATTTTAAAATATATTCTCCCTCTACAATATTCGGCACAATCGTTTCACTGATAGACCCTGGAAGGGCAGGGATCACATCAACGGCATTTGTAAAAGTACCAGTGCCATCAGTGAGGTTTGACGATCTGACTACCACGTTACCACCATGCACCACATCAACATCTGTGGATTTATCAAAACGCAACCTCACAAACTGATCTGATATCGGTTCAATACGTAAATTCTGCACATCTGCTGGCAGGGCTGTCTTACCAACTGTTGTGATTGATGTTGTTGCTGGGGTGATACTTGGTTTTCCTAATGCGTTATAACTGAAAACTCTAATTTCATAAGTTCCATTTTTTGTTTCAAAGATGGTAAAATCTGGCCTTGTAATTCTTTCTGATATAAAGTTTTCATTCTGAAATCTATATTGCACCATGTATTCCGTTACACCAGCTACAGGTTGCCATTGGATGAATAGTTTTGATACGGCACGGTTATTTAGTACAACAATCTGTTCTGAACTCTGCAAGTTACTTGGAGAAGGTTTTATTGATGTAAGTGTTGTGATTGTCCTTGCTGCCAATGCCGTACCATCTTCAACATTTGCATATTTAGATGAATTATGAGCAACAGCAGTGATCTGATATGCAAGCTGATCAACTTCTGTAACACCGATCACCCTAAAGGTTTGCAGTTGAACTGTTGTATTTTCTATTACCCAGACGCTGTTTGATGGTGGTGTTGATGAAAAAGCAGATGATACTGTTATTGTTGTACCTGATATTGTGTCTATTGTTTTTGTTTCAAGTGTGCCATCTGCAAGTATTACCGATAATGTTGCAGAACCTGTTGTTGCCAAATCTGTATTATTTTCATCATCCACAACGATCTGTGTTGTAGATACTCCTGTTTTTATACGACCACCTCTTCTCACCCCTGCTCTCAATGGATCAGCAACATTTATCACTGCCCCAGGTCTTACTAAGGTACCTGATTCAAGAGTGGTGGTGAAGTTTACAATTTCAGCCTCATTAGATTGTGTGTAGAGAAACCATTTCCCAAGACGAGAAGCCTGACCTCTTGAAGTTGTAGCAAAACCTCTTAAGTTCTTTGTAACAACTCCATACTTTGCCTGTAATGCAGTATCTTCTACGGTTTCATAATCTATTTCTTGAGTTTCATTATTAAAATAGGCAACATTAACAACTGTTATTTTTGAATTTTTTGCTGAATTACTATAGAAAAACCCTTGTTCTGTAACATTTGACAGGTTAAATAAATAACTTGGATCTGTTGGTCTGTCCTGTGTTATTGATATTGTGCCAGCCGAATAAAAAGGCATGACACGCATTACAGAACATAAATCATTTATAAGATCATATGCCTGTTTTTGATTTTGTATCACTACGTTACAACTGAAACGTGGTTCTGTTCCTCCCAACCCATCATCAACTTGTTCTGCACAGTAAACAGAAGCTGAGTAAAAACTGAAAACATCCAACTGTGTTGTATCTACCTGATCACCAAAACCTTTTGATGTTGTTAATAAGTCGTAAAGAATCCATGCTGGATCATTTGTCCATTCCTTGTCTGTTTTGAACGTGCCATTGAAAGTTCCAGAATATGAGATTGATCCATCAGATTGAACAGTTCCATTATGTGGAATTTTTATCTTTGTTCCACGAACTTTGTACATCCGTTTGGGGATGGATGGAAAGGTCTGGGCATCAAACCTAATCGCAACATGAGCCGAGTTTGCATATGCCCTCTGTTCATTGATTATTTCTGTAAAAGATGACCATAATGAACTATTTTGTAAGGTTGTTTCTGTGCTGTCATCTGTGGTTCTGTTCACCCTAATCGTCACAGGAAAAGAAGTATCAGATGCAAAATTAATTTTATAATCCCTAAAATAAGTACTTGCAGTTCTTCCTTTTACAGTATCTGTTATGACAGTTGTTGTAGTTCCATCATTTTCAATAGTTTGAATATTTATGGCAACTTCCGCACCATTTATATCACCATCATCTTCAAACTTTTGCAGGGATGGAAAACCAAGAGTAACTCTGACAGCATTTACAGAAGTATTTGTTATTGATCTTGATACAGGACTTGCTTTTGTAACAGCAACACCGACAGCATTTTCTGTTTCTATTTCAGAAATACCTTGTATTGGAGTTTGACTAGAAGTACCAAATCTTGGTTCAAATGAAACATTGGGAAAGTTGAAATCTGTATCTGCTGGACTTGTATTACTTGCTGAAGATTGTAAAACCTGAGTGCCGTTCAGAAATACATCTTTCAAAGCTGCGTTGTTGTATGCAGTTGTTCCTTGAGTAAGGCCAGCAGCACTTGGAAAACCCTCAATCTCACCTTCTCCAAGCAGTTCAACTAATGTTTGAAACTGTTTTGAAGCAAGGACATCATCTGTAACTGCTGGATCAGTGAGTCTTGTATTCTCATCAAAAGCTGGAATTGTCATTATGTAGTTCCCTCCACCTGTACCGTATCAACCCCAGAACTGATCACAACCGAGCCAGTAAAAACTTCTCCATATATGATGGCTACGCTGACACCACTGACACTGACGTTCTGGATGCCTGAGAACGAATATGAGTTTGCCATTTGTGGGTCAGTATCTCCCACAGGACTTGGCCCTTCTACAACCGCAGGCGTTGGAGCTAATAAAGAAGTAATCCCCCCTATTGCTAGATCCGTGACAACAGCTGTTGCGATACTGCCAACCACTGGGATAGCTGATACTGCGCCAGCGACACTGGCAACCGCACCACCAACGGCAGCAGCACCAGCTACGGCAGCACCAGCAACTGAAGTGACAGCACCAACCGCAGCAGAAGCAACGGCAGCACCAGTACTAAATAAAGATCCCACGATAGGTACGACAGGCCCAGATCCTGTTGCAATAGGTATGATCTGAATATCACCTCGACCTTTCATTGATAAAAAATCCAAGGAAACATCCATATTGTTCATTTTTACCTTGTAATATTGCTGACTCATATGTGCCTCTACTTCTGGAAAATTACACATCAAAAAACGGATCGCCTCTGCTGGACTTGATACTGCTGCCTCAAAATATGATGAACCAAGAAATTTTCTCAATCTTCCATATACTTTTATCGTTTTAAGTTGCATACCTGTAAACCCCTCTAAGTGCTTGCTGATAACCTAAATCAAAAGGCTCTCGGCAACTTAATCTTCTTATATTATGATTTAAAATCATATTATCACCAATATAAACAGCAACATGATCTAAGTTACCTGAAGTTGATTGAAATAGTAAAACATCACCAACCTGTATATCATCATCTGTAGGTTGTTTTTTAAATCCTGTAATCGGCAAACCTTTTTCAAATAATGGATTCTCAATAAAATCTTTTATTTTTTTTGGTCTATCCCATATTTTTAAATCAATATTTTTTGTTTCTTTGTACCAATCATGGATTATTGACCAGCAATCATGAACACCCCAGATAAAACTTCTTCCGATCAGTGATGGTGCTTTCCAGCCGCTTGGTTCAAAAGAACACCATTCTTTCATTCTTACGCTGTAGATATGTGAAGGCAAATCTAAATACTCACAACTTGCTTTGTCATTATCAGATGGTTGTGGTGGCTCATAAGGGTGTGAATGTACAATACCAATTATTTCACCTGTATCTTCACATTCTGCCCAATCGTCAGGGTCGATAATAAAATATTCAAATCCAGACTCCGCAATATTTTTACAAGGCCAGTATGTCTCTTTTCCTTTTATAACTGCAAGCAGGCCACAAGATTCTTTTGGCATACATTCTTCAGCGTGTTTTGCAGCATCAGTTTTCCAGGTCATGCGTTTACTCTTCTCCTT